AAAGCTTATGATCAACTTTGTTTTTTGACTAGGAAAACTGAATTTTATGATACTAATGATCTATTGATGTTTGCCATATCAAATAATTTGAACTTGTGTGTTTTAAGCGTAGAACATTCCATTGGTATTAAAAACAATGAATCAGATTATTTTGGTGTAATATTACATAGTAGAGCCATTAAAAAAGATTATTCTCATTTTGAAAGTGTTAACATTAAACCAATCACTTATTGCAATGATTTATTACACAGTAATGTTTTGGATTATGAATTGTTTAAAGAATTGACTTTTTTTCTGTCTAAAAACACCGTATCACTGAATATAAATGACTATGAAGTTGATAATGAATTCAAAGATTACATAAATTTCAGATTAGATGTTTCAGCAGATTTAGTTTCTTTCAAACAAAAAAATTCTTATCTTTCATTTAAATTCGATGACAATTTGCATTTGGAAGGAACATTGAATCCAGATAATGCTACAAATTATAAATCATATGTGAAGCAGTTAGATAGTAAAGTGTTTTTAAACACAGCATATGCAGGATTTGGTAAATCTTTGTTCTATTGGGAAAAATTTTGCGAAAGAGAACATTGCATGATTGTGGTTCCAACAAAAATTGCTGTTATAAAGTTGAAAGAATCATTAGAAAATTGTTATGGAAATAAAGTTAAAATTTCATACAACATTGATTCACAACTCATTAAAAATTACCAAACTGATGATAAACCTGATATTAACATTAGAACTTATGGCTCATTAACAACTTATTTGCATTACAATCCTGAAAATTATATCAAAAATTTAATGTTAGATGAAATTCACACATTGACACCTGAATATTTACATATTTACGAATTAATTATTGAAAAATTAGGAAAAAATCAAATAGGCAAATTAATGCTTTGTTCTGCAACAATTAATGAAGATTTAACATTGCACAAAAGCAAAAGCTCAATAAAAATACATGAATATAGGTACTTTGATTTAGAAGAAATATTAAATGACATAGATTATATTAATGAGAAAACTATAGTGGTTTTTAGGTCTACAAATAATGCAAATTTTTACAGCTCAAGGCATCCACATACAGTTGTTGATAGTAAAATATATTCAAAAAATCCAAACATTTTCAATAATAATACAGCTACAATATTTGATTATGAAACTGAAAAGGAAAAATTAGTACCAAGCCGTTTATTTTTTGTTACAGATTTTATTGAATCTTCAGTTACAATAACTGATTTGATTAATGTGATTGACACTGGAAAAAGATTAAGAAAAGATATTACATTGAACAGAATTGTTAAAAATTCAAATATTAAATTGATTCCTGAGGATTATCAATGGCACAATAAAATACAAGCAAGACATAGAGTGGGCAGAACTAAACCTGGCAATTATTATGGTTTAATTTATTATAAAGAAAATAATTTTAATTTATTAGAAAGCATTGAATTGTGTGCATTTACAAATATTCCTATAGATGAAAAATATAAAAGTGATATTAAGACATTTATAGAAACAGATTTTGTATTACAACCAGAAGATGTTGATGAAATAATTAAAACATATGAAGATATAGATGGAAATTCAATTGATGTGAATAATAATAATGCTGAAGATTGGAAAGAAAGTAGAAAAGATTTTTATAGAAGTTTGAATAATGTCAACAAAAATAATCCTGAATTTACACAGTATAATATTGATGAATGTGTTTATTTGAGTGAAAGAGTGAGCACAGAAAAAGGAACAATTACTGATACAATGAGAGAAAATTTTGATTATATGATTAGGTTACAAAAAATTATTAAAACTAAATATGAAAAGAAACAAATGAACAAATTATGTACAAATCAAAATTTTAGTGATGTTATTTTTGATTTTTTCAAATACATTAAAGTTGAAAATCTCAAAAAACCAAATGATAAAAATGATACACATGAACAAACATTGCCTGTGAGTTTAACAACTGAAAAAATCATAAACAAAAGTGTGATGACATGTTCAAATTGTAAACAAACATGCTTACAAACATCAGGAGTGTCTTGTAGTAACTGTTCAAACTTTTCAAGCAATTATCGAATCAACTTAAATAATTACAATCATTTTATTAAAACATTTGATGTTGATTTTTGCTTTAACAAATGCTATAATTTGAGCATGAAAATAAACACGGAAAAAATTTTAAGCAATCAAATAACTTTATCAAATTTTGAATTTTGGATACACAATCTACTGTTGGCCATAAATGATAAACGTGTTTTGTTATCTAATGTTAAAGTCAATAACATTAGTGACACTGAAAAATATTTTGATTCAGTGATTGTCGTAAAAGTTTTTGATAATGATGATATGGATGATATAGTTAAAAATCACAATTTACACAATAATGAAGAAGTAGCAGTGATTTATGAAGACAAAAAATTTATCAAAACAGTTTCTTCTAACACAATTCCTATAGATAGCTTAGAACAAGTTAAATTCATAGTTATATTAAAAGAAAAGATTTATTATTTAAAACAATTAATTTTAAAGTACATCAATTCATTAGAATTAAACAATAAACAAGCATTATTTAGCAATTTTGATGCTGTTATTAAAAAAGCCAAACATATTAATGGTGTGAGTGGATCTGGGAAAACCTTTTCATCAATGCCTTATGAAAAAGGCACAAGCGTTGTGGTCAAACAAATCAATCTCAAAAATAAAATTAAAAAAATAAATACAGAAGCCAATGTGGAAGTTCAAACTTCTTCGTTTTATTTGAACAACAAACAATGGTATAAAAACGTTGTTGTGGAAGAAGCTACTTTATTTAGTTGGCAAGAATTATTTTTGATGTTTAACCATGCACAGAATTTCACATTCATTTATGATATGAATCAGATTTCACATAATACAGAAGAAAGTGGTTTAGGCTCAACTTTACCTTTAAATAATTATTATGACAAAAAATTAACAGAAACCAAAAGGTTTGGTCAAGCCACTTGCAGATTCGTTAAAAAAACCGTAAATATTGACATAACTTCTAAAAAATTAGATGATGTGGTTGAGATTTTTTCAATTGATAACAGTACATTAACTACAGAAATAATCTCTAAAATACTTGTTAAATCAGGGCAGTTGGACATGTTAATAACATTAAGTAACAATGATATTTTGAAATACAAAAAAGTTTTTGATTTGCCAATGAC